TTTGGTTTTTTGTTAGCATCTAAGAAAGTGATATTCTTCAATGCAGTGATTGCAGCATCCGTGGGTGCTTCTGGCAAACGTTCAGCCAATACATAACCACCTACAAGAATTGCTACTGGTTGCGAACCTGTTTCGGCATCTACAGTTACTGAATTGAATACAATACCTAAAGCTGTACCGTCATTAGCTGGATAAATTTCACCAGCTTTAAAAGATTTGTCAGCTTGGTAGGTAAAGTTTTGGAACGTTGCGCTAGCTAAGAAGTTTAATTGCTCAGCTGTTTTGATTGGTTTTACATACATTTGTATTTCCTCCTATTTTTTATTTCCAAAAGTTATCATTGTCTGCTTTTGTACGACTGTTTGCATTTTTGGCATATTGACTACCGATTGATTCTGCTTCTGAACCGCCACCATTACCTGCTGGGTTATCAGCTGATCCGGCAAGACGAATGTTAACTGCTTGCTCAACTGCTTCACGGAATGCTTTAGATACATTGCCATATGCTTCATCCAAATTCTTTTCATCACCGCCGAACAATGGTGCCAAAACAGTTGATAGCGAATCAGGCAGTTTATCAGTAGAAAGGCGTTTGATTACACCCGCTTCGTCTTTATCACGCTTCAGAGCCACACGATCGGCTTCTAATTGATCACGCTCTTGTTGCAACTCGTATTGAGCTTTTTCTTCGGCAGACATTTGACCTTTTTTCTCAGCATCTTTGATCTTTTTATCTGCTTCTTCTTGCCATTTAGCCTGTGCCGTTTCAATGGCTTTAGAAATACGTTTGTCCACTACAGAATCGAATTCAGATTGACTGGAAAAAGAAACTGGCTTGCTTTCCCCATCACCCGAATCACCATCTTGACCGCCGTCTGCACCGTCACCCTCGCCACCATCAGCAAAGAACTGCAGTTTCATCTTCATCAACCGATTGCTACATATCTGTCCTACAAATTGGTTCATTAACAATTTATTTTCTTTCATATTTTTCTCCTTTACCCATGCACACTCAAAACAGTCATAACAAAAAGCACCCCATCCACGCTTTCGCCCAGACACAGTGCTTTACCTTTGATATTCTATTTTGAACCCACACACGTTATTAGATTTTACTTAGCTTTTATTGCCATCAAAGTTTGGGCATAAAAATAGCACCTAATCAAATAAACGATTGGGTGCTATTACTTCTCAATTATTGACTCTATTTCGTGTTCAAAGAAAGCAACAGATCGATCTTTTAGCTTTCCAGATTGCGGCCTAATAACCAAATATTCTCCTTCATCGTCATTATCTTCACTAGTAGTATAGTCAATTATTCTACCTGACAATATAACACCATCCAAAAACGTTACTCGGACTTCTTTACCTAGATAGCTTTCTAAATCCATCTTAACTCTCTCCTTTCCATGGTACTAAATGGGTTCTATTTGCTGAATGATGAATCTTAAACCCCTTTACCTCTAAACCTGATCGATAATCAAAGCCTAAGAATGAATCAGTCATAATTTTTTCTTTGTTCATTCGACCGTTTTTATTAGTTTCGACAACCCCAGTACCAGCATACTTATCAAATAGCCCTTGAACATCGACATCATCATTGAAATAGCTTTTACCTGCTTTAGCAGTGCTTTTCATATGAGGCGCTTGTTTTTCAGCGTTTATAACAGATCCGTATCTTCCATCTTTCAGGCGAGATTTAACAAAGTAATGATCTTTCAATTCTTCCCATTCGTTACCCTTATTATACTTGATATTCTGGTACTTATCCAATGTCGAAGGTGTATTCTTATCACCTAATACATTTTTTAAGTTTCTGTATTCAGCATTATCTTTTGCAGCATTTTTTATTTTCTTTTGCTGTAATGCAATTTCTTCGTCAGAATACTTTTCTTTCAGCTTGTTCATCCAATCATTATAAGTTGTTTCGCCTTTTATCGGAATGACTTTGCCGCTAATAGGATCCAAAGCGTTTCTGGGCAATTTCAGCGTGCGTTTGCTATACATTACTGCAATCGTTCGACACCAAGGATGGAACGGCGGATATGTACCACTAGCTCCATTTACAACAGCTTCTGAGACTAAATAAACCTTATGGTCTTTGCCTCGACAAATCTCAGATGTCCGCAAATCCAACACAGCCACTAACATGTACTCTTTTACGCCGTTATCTTGCCACGCTTTGAGTTTTGCTTGGTTAGCCATGTAATTAGCTTCCGTGCGTATCAACCGCCTAGCAACACCAATTGAGCGGTCAAATTCACTAGCTATTGCCTTAGCCATCTCAAACTCAGACATGCCAGTCATTGATTCGACAGTGAACAACTCTTCTAATCTTGCCGCTAAAGCTTCAGTGTCGCCCCACAGCCTTTTAGAATAATTTGATCCATGCCAATGGCTATCAAGTATGTTCTTTGTATACCTGGTAGATAATTCTTTGAACTGATAATCCTTTTTGTTCCATACCTCAATGACAACGCCATTTTTAGCATTCTCTTGTGCCTTACGAATGACTGATTCAGCAGTAGCCTCACGATATGTCTCATGAATAGCATCTACATAAAATTCAGTCTGCTTTTCTAACTGGACATCAGCAACATGTTTAGAAACTAAAAAAGACTTGGCTTTCAAGTCCTCTGCACGAGTGATACGCTCTTTAAACGCTAATGCTTGCAATCGATTCTTGGCCGAGGCTTGCAACTCAGGATTTTTAATCTGCTTGGATAGTTTTCTTAACTCCGCTAACTCTTCAACTGATGTTGTTTGATTCAGTATCCGTTTAGCTTCATCCTCAGATAGTCCAGATCGTTGCTGAGAGCGAGCAAATAGCTTCCTAACCTTTTGGGTTAAGTACGTTTGTGCTTGTCTGTATGCCTTGGTCACAGCTTCCTCGACTTTGATTGCACCGTCATTTATCTTTTGTTCAGCATCGATGTCGCGGCGTTCCCAATAAGCTAGCTTGCGTTTCTTTTGAGCCATTTAATCAGCTCCTTATTTCACCCCACCAGTTAAAATGCTGATAGAAAATTTTAAAGCTTGCTCTTCGTTAAATCCCTCTTCTAAACATTTATCAAACAAATATTTCCCTTGCTTGGCTATATAATCTAAACCTTTTTGCATTTCAAAGAAAGTGGCCTCAAGTGTTTGGTTGTTCTCATTCATCTTCATTAGTTCGTTTAGCTGCTTTTCATTCATCTTCTTTGCCCTCCCCTGGCTCGTTGTCCAATTCCGAATGACTGTCTTCAGCTTGTACACCCAATGCTTTGGCTTGAAGCTTCATGTTTTCCTCTTTTTGCTGATTCAACATTTCAACTACTTCTTGAGGATTGTCAATGTCATCCAACCATCCCAGGCTAATCAACAATGGTATAAACTCTTGTGATTCCTTGATCTGGTTAATGATATCTGAGCGGTTAATCGGCAAGTTAGGTTTGAATTTGATTGTTGTTCCTTCGACATCTACATTGTGACCTTTCACATTCAAGATGTTTTGCAACAATTCCAAACGCTGCATGATGCCATCTTCCAAATATCCGATCTTGATTGACAACACAAGTAGCAATCCAAATAACTTGTATTTCATCGCTTCCCCAGACTGAGTGCCAGCAAAGTTCTCATCATTCAGATTGGGGACATACGTTGTTTTGTGGAAATCATCAAGCAAAGAGTCAGCTAGTGTTTGTACTTGAGTTTCATCAAACGTGTTAGTAGCATACTGGAAATCTCCGCCATCTGATTTGGCTGGCGCTTCGATAGCCATTGTTCCATTAATCTCATCTGGCTTTTCGTCTGGCAGACCAAATCCAAACATGATCATAATCGCTTTGACAAAGTTCTTCTTGTCTTTGATACGATCCGTCTGCAAGACGTTGTAACCATCTATTTGAGACAATTGCTGCTCATAGTCGCCTTGTTTTTCTTCGTTGTTCCTAAACTCAACTACAGGTACATCCTTGTAGTAATGTGGTTTAACTTTAGGATTCGGCGATTTATTGATTAAGCTTGTAGGGTCTAATCGCATCGTTTTAGATAAATAAGTGATCACCCACTTTGGAGTGTAAACTGTTATCTCCCAGAATGTTCTTCTTTTCAAGTCACGCTTCTTGACCATACGAACAGCAAATAGCTTCGTTCGGTCGATAGTATCATCAACCACTAAAAACATACCTCTTGGATCAATCCAAGCAATCTTAGGTATGGTTTCAGGAACATCGTTTCCTTCGGTACCGGGTTTAATAGCAAGGTAATGTAACTCAAGTCCCATGCCCATTGTTGATAAACCTTTTTCTAATTCCTTGTCGTGCTTCTTAATTTTCATCTTTTCTAATGCATCGGTAACAGGTGTAATATCTTTATCCTTTGCTGGTGCATAAGATACAGGAGCGCCGACTGTGAATCCGACCATCATGTCCGTTACATATTTGGCGTTATTTACGAATATTTCGTCCATATCGTGTGGTGTTCGAATCTTCGTTTGCCCAATTTTATGCGGTTTACCTTCGTAGTAATCAAACAACATATCTAGCCGTGGTATTTCTTTCTTATGCTCATCCATGCAGAAATTGATTACTTCCATACTAGGGTTATTAATATCACCAGCTAACTCACGATCAATAGCAATTGCCATTCTTTCACCTTCTTTATTCCATCCATGTAGGACGATTAGTAATTTTAACTTTGTTACTCTTAAAGATAATCGTGTATACGAAGTATCTTACAGCATCCATTGCATGGTCATTTTGCTTTATAGGCTTATCCTCTCCACGATCCATTGCTTTAGAATCCCATATATAAGAACTAAATTCCTTTAGGGTATTCACACAAGAGGAATTAAACGCTATTTTTTCTTCGTTAAGGAGAGTACCAACAAAACGAATGCCATCTAGCACATCATTTTTTGCTTTTCTTATTTTGAAGTTTCGCTTCTTTAATTCGGCAATAAAAGAAGCAGCAGACGGATCCACAATCACTTCTTTAATACGGATGCCTTCGGTAAACTTCTGTAATTCATCAGCAAATTCACTATCGGTCTTTTGTTTCTTGCTATCACGTCCAGAATAATAGAATTCTTTTACGCAATACCAGATGCCATCTTTGCCTTTTTGCCACAACAAAAATACGGTAGCGTTCTGCGTACCGTAGTCAATACTTATATAATTATCGCCAAAAATAAAATCAATTAGTTTATTGTAGACATGCTTTGACTGATCAAACATATCGTAAATAACGCCTTCAGCAACTGTCCACAAACCAAGAATATATCGTTTGTAGAAGACTCCTGAATACATGCTGCGATATCTCTTCTTGATTGATTCATCTAAACTAAGGTTGTCATCCATCGTAAAGTGAAGATACACCAGATTTTTTTCTTTGATCTTGTCAATCCAATTCAGTTTGAACCAATGATATGGGCCATCTGGGTTGCAGTTGAACCAAAACTTTGAACCTTTCTCGGAACAACGTCCAGTCGCTTGGTTTACAAAAGATTCTGGCATAAGCGCTACTTCATCAAAGAACATGCCAGCTAATGTGATACCTTGAATCAAATCTTGAGACCGTTCATCTTTACCACCAAAAACATAGAAGTAATTGGTATTGCCTTTTTTAGTGACTTCCAGCATATTGTCAGCACGATGATCTTTATATCGGTATCCTCGTGATAGAAGCATAAGTTTAAGCCAAAACAGTACATTCCGCCGAAACGAGCCGATTGTTTTGCCTGCCATCCCAAGGTTCTTGCTGTCAAATCTTGACATAGCCCACATGACATAAGATAAACACATTGAAATAGTTTTGCCTGAACGAATAGCACCATCGGCTATGATTCCATCTTTGTCTTTGACAGCGGACTTCTTGGTCCACCATGTAAGAATCATCTTCTGCTTTTTACTGAAAGGTTTGAACTTAAATACTGCCTGTTTTACTCTTCTGGCCATAGTTCTTCACCTTCAGATTCCAAAGCTTCCAGGAAACCATCATCTTCCATGTCAAACTCTTCGCTACCATCTTTATTCTTAGCAATAGCAGCAGTAATCTGCGCTTCTCTTAACCGATCGCCGCCAAGATATTTCATGAGTTCTGACATAGCTTTATGTTTGTCATACAGCTTGACTGAAACGCCGTCTTTGCCTTTCTTCACTTCTTGAATAAGGGAACCATCAACTGAATCCGAATCTTTTAATCGTACAAAAGAAACTGGGCCCTCGCTACCATCACTGAACTGAACTATTTCTTGTCCAAACTCTGTAAAATCAGTGATATCAGAAAAGGCTTGTTTCATATACTCTTGTATCAAATCCTTAGCATCAAGAAAAACATCTTGCTGTAATTCAGCTTTAAGACGATACAATTCTTCTTTTATTACCACATTTGACAACATACGATAACCATGAGAATTTGCTGTTGTGTAATCGCATTGGTAAGCTTTCTGATATGCCTTAGTAGCATTGAAACACTCTAGATAATAAAGACAAAACAGTTTTTGTTGCTCTGTTAGATCATCATTATCTATTACTGGTTGCACCTCTTTTTTGTGTGCAACCTTTTCTTTCTTGGTTGCACCCTTTTTTTCAGGAGGTGCATTCCACTTTCTAGACTTCCAAGATTTAATTGTATTGATAGATACATCATGTTTAGCGGCTATGTCTTTGTACTTCATGCCGTTTTGATAATCTATGTATGCTAACTCCCATTTCTGCACATTAACGCCGCCACCTTTCTATAAATATCTATTTAACCTCGCCACAATATGCGGATCGCTCTTCCATCCACGCCCAATGTATATAAGCCTATGCCGATCGATATACTCGTCACTAAACTGACCATAGCATTCAAGCAATGTGTGCTTAGGCTTCAACTCCGCTTGTCGGATGTTCTTATGATTTAGTATTCCTACTGACAGCTGAATGTAATAGTAATATCTCGGTTTAGATGTCATAAGTCACCCTCAACCTTTCACTATCGTATTCAAACAACTGCAGCACCTTCTTGCCCATGGTCCAACCGTTCTCGATCTCGTAGTTGTCATTCGGCTTAATGGTCCCTAACTGACGATGGATCACACCTTGATAGTCGTTCGTCTGCTGCGTGTGGAAATGTCCTGTGATTATCTCCCTTGTTGTTGCATTACTCCATATATCGCTATACTCAGTAGCAAACAACATCGGCAAATCCTTCCGCTTGCCATACTGCCCGTGAGTAATCATGATCGCCACGTTACCCAACATGAACGCTTGACGGTACTTATTATGGTAATTCACTTTGATGTCTGGATACTTGGCTTCTAGGTATAGGAGAAACATGTATTCCAAATTCTCAGAATGATTACCGCCTGCATGTTCAACAGTCACTAGCTTCGAATGTCTCACACACTCAGTAATCAAAACGTCAAAAAAGGAGCGAGCGCCTTTAATCGCTTGCTCCATGTCCACATCGTCTAACTGTGTGCCAGCCATCGTGACTGACTTTTTAATTTGGCTGCTATGGAATAAATCTCCTAGCTGACCAATAACAATCTGCTTATAGCCTTTTGAGATAACTTCAATCATTCTCGCTAGCTTATCTTGTAAATCCTCTAGCTTAGTGATACCGAAATGCCAATCAGCCAAACCGATGAATAAATTTCTCTCACCCGTCTTGATTGCGGTTAGCTTTACTGGCTCAATCGATTCAGTGAAGGCTGATACATCGAATGCCTTATGTTTTGGCTTAACCACAAACTTCAACTGTTGGTTCCACTTCTGAATTTCAGCAGTTGTTGTGGTCCATTCGTTAGTAGTTACTTGAGATATCTCCCACTCATCTGGATCATATCCCTTATAAAGAAGAATATCTTTTGGCGTCTTACTTCGTTTCTGATAGAATGCCATCTTTACTTCAAACTCGGCTTGAGAGATTGTTCCATCAGGATTATGACGCTCATTTACTTTGATTGAATGGTCACTCGGTTGCTTAACACGCATATTCTTTTCGCTCGGTGGCAACTTCAACCTGGCACGTTTACTTCTAACGCTTGGCCATGAGAACTCTTTGCCGAACTCCTCTGAAAGCATAGGCGCTATCTCTATATTTGTTAGTCCTTCATTTGCCAACTCCGACAATCGTTTGACATGCTGTTCCGTCCATTTAGTTATGTCTGCCACCTCGCTTTTCTGAAAAATAAAAAGCCACTCGCAACGAGTGACTTCGATATGTACGTCCCCGCTTGGGACACATTGCTAAGAGGTGTACGGGGTTCTATCAGTTTTTAGGGATTACTGTGAACCCTATTGGTATAGTCGGACTCGAACCGACAATTTCCGCTTTCTGACGGTTGTTTTACCTTTAAACTATATACCAACTTGAGGGAGCTACCCTCTGCATGCAATGAGATTGTTTATCCAACAAAAGCCCCGGGATAATTCGGTGGTCTGCTTGCCAGGTGCTTACTGTCCAATCTCAATGTCACTGGCAAGGATTTGCACCTTGCATAATACCTACCCTAATTTGAGCTAAGCTCCGCCCTTAACTGGTACCCTTTGGAAGTCTAGTGCGTCTACCTATTCCGCCACAGTGACTATCGCCCACAGAATAATTTTTACGTATCAAAAGGAGGTTGAATGCCGTTGTGCTTGTGGGCGATATCTGATAATACTATTTTACCCCTATTGACAGTGAGACAACTATACGTTTTTGTCTCAAATTAGTTAATTTCACCAATTCTTCTGCCAAAATCGAATAATACTTTTTGACGAATCCGATAAATTGTTGGCTTGCTATACCCATGCTTATCTCCAAAGGATTTCCAGTCCATCCAACTGTCTTCTCCCCAGTACTTGGTTTCAATCAAAACTCTAATATCCGCACTTTGATCGCTCAGAGTTTCCTTCACAGCTTTCTTCCACAGTTCTCGATTCATAATGTATGGATCGGACATTTCTTTTATTACTTGCGACTCAATCGGATTGCTCATGATATTACTTCGACCGCCACCGATATTTTCATCGACTTCTCGAAGCTTCAGCTCCTCTTTTCGAATAGCAATCTCTTTGTTATATGCATGGTAGTTAGCAAACTTTCTATCTAGCTCATTAATTAATGAATCATTCTTACTCAATCACTTGCCCTCCTTGTTTGTGTACATATTTTTTACGTTTAAATAAACATCATCACAATCCAACCAATGAGTATAAACATTAAATTGATTGATAAAACTCTTATAAAGCTGCTCAAAATCGTTTCATTATCATTGTTGGGTTGTTTCTGCATAACGATAAAGCTCACTACCACGTCTAATCCTGTTGCTTGTCCCCAAGTTAAAAGAGGCAGCCCGAACGTTTGAGGGATAACCCCATTCCAAAGGAACATAACCACATATCCTCCAAATGCAATCGAAAATCCTAAAACTAAAAACGCTCCAATCATTTTCAAAAACGCTACAGCAGCTTCGCCTAATACATCTTTTTCTTCATTCATTAAATTTTCTCCCATTCATTTGTTTTTTGACTGTCCTCAAACTTTTCTTTGGCAATGTCTTGCTTCTCATTTTCATCTAATTCTTTACCGAAAATCACACTTGCAAATATCGCCGCTATTACAGCTACAAATATCAAAACCGCTTCTGTCATTTTCTTACCTTCTCAATTTCCCGCTCTAGCCATTCATCATTAGTTGCTAGCAATGCACCTTCTTTGGAGTAATATTCATTGATCAATCTTGCTGGATTTTCTTCGGTTCCCTCACCTTCGAACGAAACGACATGAATAACTTCCATCATTTTAACTTCACGAACATGATTTGATCTCTTAGGTAGTACCATTTTCATCCCCCTGCTTCCATCGCATCCCTGACCAACGGATCATTGATAATAATCTTGTACTTCATCTGCTCATACTGCAGCTGCTGTTCTAGCTTCGCTATCTGCTGTTGCTGGTTGATTATCGTATAGGATAGCCAACTTAGACCTGCGATTGTCAGCAGTATTGATACAATAGCTAGTACTGTATAGTGATTAACTTTCATCGGCATCTACCGGCACTGCAAAAGCCCAATATCGTTTATCAATTTCTTTGATTTCAGCTTCTTTGAACCACTGATTGCGATAACCTTCGTTTTCGGATTCATGGACAACATCATAGGATTTTTCACCTAGTTCCATTAACAAATATCGTCCGTCGTCATCTTCGAGAAATACAACTTCATAAAGTTGTGTACTTTTCCTTATCAAATCCAGAACTTGGCGTTTACACTCAAGAAAACCATGTTCCCATTCTTTAGGTTCTGCACTATTGAAACCATCTAAACCACTGATTTGGTTAGTTATTTCCTGTATTTTCATTTTTCTTCCTCCAAAAGTTCTGGGTTCTCGTAGATGTTTCCGATAATTAGATAGCCATCGCGATACAAAATGTTAGATTGGCAAAATATAAGATCTAAAAATTGCCAGAAAAACCGTCCATCTGCATAAGCAATTTCGTGCATACTTCTTCGGTGGGCGTATTTTTTTGGTGCATCATAAACTAAAATATCCCCCTCGAAAATCTCCACACCCTTTTTGTCTTTTAAGCCAGTGGATTGCCCAAGCGTTTCAGGCACTATTTCAATTAAATATTCATGTAGTCTTTCTGGCGGATAGGCTACTTTGTCTGTCAAAAGAATAGGAATCATGTGGACCACGTTGCAAAAGCTATTTGGAATCGGAACTCCTACAACCCACTCTCCATTGTCTTTTCTTTTACCTCTAAATTTTGGTATCATTTTATCCCTCCTGTTTGCTATCGCTGACGATTGCGGAATTAAAACCGTTTTTAGCCCCCCTAAAAAAGCATAGCTTTATGTTCGGTTTCATTTATTCGTGCGAACATAATGCTTTTTACGCTAATCCCATATTCATCACATATCGTAATTTCTCTTAGTTGCTCGTCAGGTATTGAATTTAGTAAATCTCTTAACTCAATTGCAACGGATTTATCCATTACGAATGATTCAGCCGTGAATTCTAACAGATTTGCTAATTCTTCATGGTTATTATTTTGAATTTCATTCGAATTTGAAATATCCACAATACGATTAACTAAGTCTTTATGTTTTTTTGGCA